GAGAGACAGGTATAGTGTTTCATTCATCTAGTTTAAAGCCCTCGAAACGTCGGGGGCTTTTTTCTTGCCTACAACCCGCGTGAACACTAGGCACACAAGAAAAATGAAACTTTTTTTGTAGAAATGCTTGACAAATGAAACCTTTGTTATATCTTTGGGACATGAACGAAACACAAACACACAACACGATGCAAAAGACAAGCACCAAAGGCAAAGACCTCGCGTGGGACATTGCCACCCGCCTCCGGGCAAACCAGTTTAAGGATATGACCCTTGGAGAGATTGACGACTTCCGGGCTGAGATGGCCAAGTTCCTCGACCTTAAAAAAGAATGGTGATGCTTAAGCCCAACGGAATCTCCCACACGGTCTATCCTGACCAACCAGCCGAGGACTTCAACGAGTGGACGGCCAACTTCACCCGCCAAGAGGTGGCACGCGATGCTGACGAGTTCAAGCGTAAGTTTGATTCCCTCTGGTCTGACTTCAAGAAAACAATTCAAACCCCGTAACAATGGCAAAGCCAACACACAAGACACGCCTCCTCGATTACCTTGAGGAGTTTGGAAACATCACAAGTCTCGAAGCGATACGAGACCTTGGCAACACACGACTGAGTGCGACTATCTTCCAGCTCCGCAAAGAGGGGCACGAGATTGTCAGCGCAGACACAAAAGTCCCAACTCGGTGGGGGACAAAGACCACCGTTACCAAATACATTTATTCAAAATCCTTGTAACAATGGAACAAACTAAAATTCAAAACCTGACTCCTCAGGGCACTTGGCAAGGCCAAGACGGAAAGACGTTCTATAAATTCGACTGCATTCTAGAGAATGGACTAGTGGGTGAAGTGAACGCGATGAGTGCTGACAAGTGGCACATCGGAGACGACGTAGTTGTCAAAGACCACACCCAAGGCAAGTACGGCCCGCGTCTCAAGCTCGACCGTCCACGTTCAGCGTATGGCACAGATGCCGACCGCTACAAGTTTTCCGATAATAAGAAAGGCAACGACGACACCACTAAGGGCATCGTGGCGAGTTGGGCCGTTGGTTGCGCTATGCAAGCGGCTGGAGACCCAGCACAAGAGAACTACGACTCAATCTTGATGCAACTTGCACGGCTTGCCCTGAAAGCTCGTGGCATCATCAAGGACGAAGTAGAAATCTAATGTGGGAGAAAGGTAAACCTAGAGAGCGGGGGTGGTATCTCTGCGCTTGGCAGATGGGCGACGGCTTCATCTACGAAGTAGCCAAGTGGACAGGCACGGACTGGCTGACAGGAATGGAGGCCACCCCCGACACTTGGAAAGACATAGACCCTCCCACGGCTCAGGACATCATGTTGGATGAGCTTTACAAATACGCACAATGAGAGATTTTATCAAAAAGCACTACGGCTCGCAGAAGCAATGCGCGGCAGAGCTTGGAGTAACAGAACAGACAGTTGGCAATTGGATGAAGCGTAACCCGCGCGGGTTTCTTAAATATGCCAAAGAGATAGTCAACACAAAAAACACAACCTACCTTCTACTCAACGGAGAGGTGGAGTTTAGAGAGCACGAGCTTGAGGTGTTGGAACCAACAAGAGAGACGTGAGCTGAAAAATGGAACGAACATTTAAAGGTGTTTGGATACCCGCAGAGATATGGCTGGACAAGCGGTTGACCATTTGTGAGAAGGCATTTCTTGCTGAAGTGGACTCATTCACAGGCAACGGGAAGACCTTCCACAAGAGCAATCAAACGATAGAAGAAGAGTACGGCATCGCACCGAGGACTGTCCAACGGATGGTGAAAAAGTTGGTGGAGCTGGGGATGTTAGAGACCCAGTTCAACGGACGAGTGCGACATTTGAGCACAATCAGACTCGCCAAAATGACGGGGCAGGGTCGCCAAAATGACGAGTCTGCATCGCCAAAATGGCGACATACTAATACAATAGATAATACAATAGACAATACATCTAAAAGAGAGGTAGTGGTGTTGCCTTTTGATTCAAGAGAATTTGCAGAGGCGTGGGAGATATGGAAGCAAGAGCGCAGAGAACGACGAACCAAGAAATACACACAGCGCGGAGAACAAGCCGCCCTCCATAAATTGCACAACGATTCACAACAGGACGAAGCCACGGCCCTCGCAATAATACACCAAAGCATTGCGAACGGATGGCAGGGGCTTTTTCCACTTAAACACCAAAAGAATGAAACAAAAAGAACTGGCATTGCAGACGGCTCACTCCTTAGAGAACATATCCAACGCCTCGCGGCTGACTCCGGAGAGAGCTTGGAGTGAAGGCACGAACGTAATCGTAGCATATCGAGAATCCCCAGCCAAGACCGAGGCGGCTTTGATTATCATGCTCAAAGAGACCCTCAGCTACCTCGACTACAACAAAAGTATCACGGCAGACAGGGACGTACTAGATGCCGTCCACCATCTACGGGACACCTTTCCCGCGATGAAGCTGGAGGAATGGGCGATTATTATGCACCGCCTCAAGACAGGTGAATACAGGCCCGGCTACGAGCGTTTGAAACTTCCCGAACTTGTCGATATATTTCAACAGTACGAAGGCGAGAGAGCAGCCGTCAGAGAAGGCAACTGGAATGAGCTCAAAAAGCACGCTCCAGACCGCCTCAACGACGAACAACTCGATGCCCTCTACGACAACTACAAAAAGCGTCGTGAGAAAGAAAGTCAAGACATCGAGAAAGCCAAAGACATCAAAAGAGTGCCCGTCAAAAATGGACGATGGGAGCACATACCGCACCAAAGCGACCCGAACTACCAAAGCCCGATGGAATCGGAGCGCGATGGTAAAGAAGGTGGACACCGTGTTTAGCCAGTACGTCAGACTTCGCGCGGCAGACGATAGAGGATATGGGGAGTGCTACACCTGTGGAGCCGTGAGACATTGGACAGAGGTAGACGCAGGCCACTTCATGAGCCGGGCGTGTATGTCCACACGATGGGAGGAGAAGAACGTGCAGTTTCAATGTAAGAGGTGCAATGGATTTCGAAGCGGAGAACAGTACCTCTACTCTATACACCTCGACCAACAATACGGAGAGGGCACCGCAGAGGAACTGTTGAGGGAGTCTAAGAAGACGCGCAAGTTTTCACGTCACGAGCTGGAGGCAATGTACCAACACTACAAGAGAAAGGTAGATGAACTCAAGAGCACGAGAGGACTTTGACTTTTGGTTTACCGAGAACTACGACGACCTTTCTAACGTTGCACGGAGATTGCACCCCGACTCGTTCGACCTCTTGCACCATACATATCTCTCTTGCGTCCTCGCTTTACGACGCAACAAGAACATCTTGGACAACCTCCCCGGATATGTCCACACCTCTATGTGGAATCTATCTACTGGAACATTCAGAAAGCTCTACAAGATAACCGACGCACCCAACTACACCCACATATCGAACTACGACATACAAGAGGCGATACGAAAGGAGGAAGCGTTAATTATGGCCAACCATCTGTCTTGGTTTGACAGGAATGTCTTAGAGTTATATCTTGACGGGTGGAGTATGGCAGAGCTGAGTCGTCAGTCTGGCATCGACGTGAACGTTCTGTACAAATCTATCTCGACATCGAAAAAGAAACTCCGTAATGTTATTTGTCAACGCGCACCTAAGAGCTGAACGACTGGCCATCTGCCGAGCGTGTGAGCACTACGTTGAAAACACGAAGAGTTGTGGTCCCCTAATTACAGAGGCATTCACAAACTCCAAGCTGTGTGGGTGCTATATGCCCGCAAAGACCAAGCTCAAAGTGGCCTCTTGCCCCCTTAGTAAATGGGGAGCCACCGTAACAGCTGACGATATAGAACAAATTAGGGAGTTTTTAAACAGAAATTACAAAGACCGCACGAAGCAAGAGCTCACGTACTTAGCTTCTAAGTTCCTTGGAGGACAACGCGCTAGCTCGTGCGGAAGGTGCAACGCCAAAATTTTACAACAACTTAAAAACATTGTAGACAATGCCGATTCCCAAGCCCAAGCTTAACGAGAAAATGACAGAGTTTCTCGGACGTTGTATGTTAGACGAAACGATGGAGACCGAGTATCCCAACAAAAACCAACGCATTGCTATTTGTGCAAAGCAATGGTCAACGTTAAACTATGACTGAGAACCTGTACCTCAATGTAGGAATGCTCCACGACTACTCCCACGATAAGACCATTGTACTCCAACGGGCGCGAAGGGGAGTTAAATCGTTAGGACTAGAGTGGGGTGAACTAATAAGCCGCAACCGTCGTGGACACATCGCAGACACGCGACTTATAGTTAGCAAGTACCTTCGAGACAACGGATTTCTTTTCCACGAGATAGCAAGCACCCTTGGCCGTATAAACCACACTACATCTTGTTATAGCGTCAAAAGAGCCAACGAACTGTTGGAGATAGATGAAGCCTTTATAAAGGACTACAATATATTTATTAACGCATGACCTTACGCAAAGTAAAGAGGATGCTCAATGAGAGCGACGATTTTCTCGTGTTCACACGAACGGACACGGGAGAGGACGTTGCCAACTTTGGTGTCTTTCACAAGGACAACGAGAGCTGGGAGATACTATTGAATCTTGCCGTATCTGACTACCATGTCCGCGAAACTCTCCGAAATGTTCTTACAGCCGCAGATGCTTATCGAGACCAGCAAGCTCAGGACGAGTCCGAATAACCCCAGAGCCATCCGGGACGACAAGATGGAGCAACTTATGCGCTCTATCCAAGAAGACCCCGAACTCGTACACGCTAGACCCCTCATCGTAAATCAAAGGTTTGAAGTTATCGCAGGAAACCAACGCCTAAGAGCTTGCATCGCCCTTGGATGGGAGAAGGTACCGATTGTTCAAGTCAATTGGGACGAGGCCAAGCAAAAGCGAGCGATGATTAAGGACAATGTGAGTGCAGGAGAATGGGACTGGGATATGCTCGCAAACGAATGGGAGGCCGAGGAACTGAATGAGTGGGGCGTACCTGTATGGCAAGCCGAGGAGGAACCACAAGAAACAATAGACGAACCCAAACAACCGAAACAATGCAAGCATTGCGAGAAGATGATACTGTGACAAAGAGTGACACGTTAGAGCCAAAAAAGGCAAACATGGTTGAAGCCCTAACCAAAGCCCTTGGCATTGTGAAGATGGCTTGTGAGTCGTGTGGCATATCAAGAAACACCCACTACCGATGGCTCAAAGAAGACCCAACGTACAAAGCCGCGTGTGACAACTTGCCCGAAGTCGTGTTGGACTTTGCAGAGCACCATCTGCACAAGCTCATCTCGCAAGGCAACCCAGCGGCCACCATCTTCTATATGAAGACCAAAGGCAAGGGACGTGGATATGTGGAACGTCAAGAGATTGAGGTGGCAGAAAAGAAGCCGCTCAGTTGGTTTGTTGGTGAAGATTCAACGACGAGCTAAAAAAAAATCAAAGTTTTTTTAAGAAATGCTTGGATAATTAAAATTCAGTTGTATCTTAGCACCATGAATAACACACAAACCCACACCATGAACGAAGTTTACAAAAATCGCGCAAACTACTTCTTGAACGAGGCACGCGCCCTGTTGATTCTCGACAAAAAAGACTCAGCTCTTTGGGCCGCAAAAAATGGAGCGTACAACCTCCGGAGCGCAGGAGCAGATGATTCTGTCGCATTGGAACTCATGAAACGCGCATACGCATAATCAACCCAAAAGAAGACTACCCCAACAGGAGCCGATGGCTCCTTTTTTTTGTCTTAACTTTTAGGCGTGAGGCAACCGGCCACATACTTCCACGTCAAAAATTCGGAGGCCAAGATTCAAGTCCACCAAGGCGGCACGCGCTCAGGCAAGACCTACTCTATCCTCACCGCTCTCATAGAACTGTGCCACCGGAACGAGAACTCCGGAGCAGTCATCACGATTGCGAGAAAGACCTTCCCGGCCATCCGTGCCTCGTGTATGAGGGATTTTTTTGAGATACTAGAAAGGGAGGACATCTACAATGTAGAGCTGCACAACAAAAGCGAGGCCACCTACATCCTTTTTGGCAACCTTGTCGAGTTTATCTCGGTTGACCAGCCGCAAAAGGTCAGAGGCCGCAAGAGGGACATCCTGTTTGTAAACGAGGCCAACGAACTCACCCTTGAGGACTGGCGGCAACTTATGCTTAGGACGACAGGACGGGCCATCATTGACTACAACCCGTCCGACGAGTTCCATTGGATATACGACCACGTTCTCACCCGTGACGACCACGACTTCTTCAGGACGACCTACAAGGACAACCCTTTCTTGCCAGAGGCCACCGTCGCAGAGATTGAGAGATTAAAGGAGGCAGACCCGGACTATTGGAGGGTGTATGGTCTTGGAGAGCGAGGCGTAAGCCGTGCAACCATCCTTACCCATTGGAAGGCCGTGCCACAAGTCCCGGACGGGTGGAAGCTAATGTCCCTTGGCCTTGACTTTGGATATACCAACGACCCTACGGCCATCGTGAAAGTGTACACCGACGGCCACGGCTTTTGCCTCGATGAAGTTTGCTACGCCACGGGACTGACTAACGCGGCCATCGCTCAGACGCTCAGAGAGGCCGATATAGGTAAGACGATGGTGGTGGCAGACTCAGCCGAGCCAAAGTCGATTGACGAGATACACGGCCACGGATTCAACATCCACCCAGCTCGTAAGGGCAGGGACTCGGTGCGCTCAGGTATAGACTTTCTTCGTTCGCGTCCGTTGCTTATCACAGAGCGAAGCATCAACGGAATCAAAGAGCTCAGGAACTACAAGTACAAAGAGGACAAGAACGGGCGACAACTCAACGAACCTGTGGACGCATTCAATCACTTTGTCGATGCCTCACGCTATGCGGTGACGTGGAATCAGACCAACCCTAACTTTGGGCAATACGCATTGGGCTAAAAAAAAATTCAACTTTTTTTTCAGTTTTGTTTGGAGAATTAAAATTCGGTTGTATCTTAGTGCCATGAATAAAACACAAACACACCCAATCGACGGCAAATTTGTCAACGCTGGAAACGGCATCTTCGGAGAAGTTCTCAATTTATGGAACGACGGAGGCGACTACGAGAGCAACGTACAGACCTTTGCAGACATCAAGACGCACACTGGCAACATCGTCAGCGTATCTCCTAAGCGTTGCAAGGTTATCACATGGCAAGACTACCTCGATTGCATCGAGTTGACAGCATAAACCCAACGGGGCTGCGGCTCCTTTTTTTATGCCGTAACTTTTGGGAGACTTCAGGAATCCAACCCTTTCAACTTGTAACAATATGAAGCTCCGCCTTCCCGCCTCTTACCAAGACCTAACCCTCAAGCATCTCATGACGCTCGAAACGACGGACGACCCTGTTAAGCGCGTCCAAGCCGTGACGGGTTTGTCGTTTGCTGAGATTCGCAAGATGCCCCAAGTGCTCATCGTAGAGGCCAACGCCCATATCGATATGCTCCAGCGGCAAGAGGTGGCCAAGCACCAACCCATCATCGAGCTCAATGGAGTGGAGTACGGTTTCATCCCTGACTGGGAAGCGTTCAGCGCAGGGGAGTGGATTGACATGGAGACGTACACCAAAGACTTCTGGAAGACTCCTCACAAAGCTATGAGCATCCTGTACAGACCCATCGACCGCAAGTGGGGAGATAAGTACACCATCGCCCCTTATACGGCTAAGGAGGACGCGGAGGTGTTTTACGATATGCCCGCTCCTTTGGTTGCAGGCGCGTTGCTTTTTTTTTGGACTTCCGAAACCAAACAACTGAACGCTTTGAAGTCCTCTTTGACACGTATGGCGACGGAGGTGATGAGTTTAGTGCAAAATGGGGCTGGTATCCCGTCCTCTATGCCTTGGCTGGTGAGGACGTACTCAAGATGGACGAGGTTACGAAACTACCTGTGGGGCACGCCTTCACGCATCTCGCATATCTCAAAGACCTAAACTTCAAGAGAGAGCAGGAACACAGACAACGCATCGCATGATTACATTTAACAACATCGTAAAGAAGTTTGAGGAGTTCTGTTCTGACCACTTTTTTATCAAGACCTTCTCGTATGGCTCACCTAGCGACGTGGACTTGGAGAAGTTCGAGCAGTACCCTCTCCTTCATTTGGTCTATACTGGAGCCGACTACAACTCACCCAAGGCCAAGACGTACAATCTTGAGGTGTACATTCTCTCTCTACCTCCCTCAGAGGCCGACAAGGTAATATACCAAAAGGAGAACATCTCAGACGCGGAACAGGTAGCCGAGGACATACTCTCAGACATACAAAACGGAGGCAATATTTTCAATTTCGGCTTTAATTACGCACTATTAAATGCAAGCGTTACCCCATTAGAGGAACAAAATACTAATGTTTTGTGTGGGTGTTTGTTGGATATTGCTATATCTGTGACCTACCAGTACGACTCTTGCAACGCACCACTCTCTTAGATTTCATAGTAAAATCAATTTTGACATGCAATTTTTAATAAATAATTGGGCAGAGCTTGCCCTTATTCTGATTACGGCCGCTGGCTCTATCACGGCCCTCACTGAAAGCGAAAAGGACGACACCATAGTTGACGTTCTCAAGCGGATACTTAACGCAGTCATCCTCGGCAAGTCTAAGAAGTGAAGACGGAGGACTTCGATAAGGTACTAGCCGAGTTTGCCGACGAGGTAAACTTAGCCGCCAAGCGCACCCTTGGCTCCCGTAGGATTGGAAAGAACCGCTCCTATGGTGTCGCCTCGCGCTCTTTACAGAAGTCCCTAGATTATAAAATCTCCAGTGGGAAGGTGAGCTTTGGAAGTCCGCTTCCTTATGCCGCCTTCATCCATTGGGGAGTCAATGGCACGCGCAAGAACCGAAACGCGCCTTTTTCCTTTAAGTACGAGAATCCCAGCCGTAAGCACGTCGACGCAATAGAGAAGTGGATGAAGGTAAAGCCCGTGCGACTGCAAGCCGTGGGAGGTGGATTTATAAAAAAGGTAGGGCCACGAGGAGGAGACCGCTTCCGTAGCGCGGCCTTTCTCATCGCTCGGTCAATCAAGCGCAAGGGCATCGCAGGACTCAGATACTACGCGGTAGCTCTGGATAGCATCGTCCCACAATACACCGAGAAACTAGGGGAGGCACTAGCTCAAGACCTAGTAAAGAGCTTGTCTTTTAAGGTTGGCTCTCTCAACATTAAATTAAAGTAAAATGGCTTTTTCATTTGGCACCACGTTTGCTCCACCAGAGAGTCCGGTTGAAAAACGACAAACCTCGTTTTTATCTTGGTCAGATAGTGCGGTGACCATTGACACATGGGTTGTAGAAATTTACCTATTGAAAATGGATGGAACGACGATAGGCACGCCTATTGTCGAGGCTTTTGTCGCTCCGATAATAAGTAGCAATAACGCGGCTCAAATAGACCTTAAAAACTTCGTTTTACCAACAAGTAACGAGGGCGGTTGGTACGCGAGTCTCCTTGGAGGTTCTAGAGCATCCATAACGACCCCAGGCGTTGAAGATACCGGACTAGCCACTGGTTACCAACTACAAGTGTTCTCTAGTACCAATGGTGTCAAATCGTCTTTGCAAGGGAGTTACAATTACATCCCTTTAAACTTTGCCACAAAACAACCCTGGGACGACGGAAGCTTTGACAACATATTTGAACATTACCCCATTGACGACACGGTAAAAGGATGGCTTACGGACAGAAATGTGACGGCCGCTCCTTTACTAGAGAGAGATTATATCCGTTACGATATGGCACTACAAGACGAAGCCGTTGCCGACGTTCTGCAACTAGAGGCCTATGACTACGAATTTGAGACGGGCAAAAACACCAACGAGGCCAATTGGGATAGAGTTAAGGTCCTTGTTTACAAAGACGGAGTTTTGGAAGGGGCTCTCGACCACGAACCTACGATTGTGACTTCAAATTTTGAGGTGTACTCGGTGCCTATTGGACCAGCTAACCTTGCCGCTATCCCTTCGAGCGATAGTAGATGGGATGTTTACTACGACATTGCTTCCAACCCTTGGACATACCTTGAATACTATTTATATAAATTCAGTGCTAGCCAGGTTCAAAAGGGGCAAGCCATTCGTGTCTATCAAGACTGCCGACCTATTAAGCACAAGCCCGCCCAACTTATGTTCCAAGGGAGCAAGGGCACGGAGTTTTTACGATTTGACGGAAGAGTTAAAGATACCTTTAACACAAGCAACCGTCAGACCTTTAGTTTAACCAACACATTTACTAACGAGTTTGGTGAAATACTTGAGAATCAACAATTTTTACCCAACACCGTACTAGGATTGTCGCAAGGGATAAGGGGCTTTGTACTATCAGAGGATTTTTTTACAAATGAAGAGAGGGAGCTTTTTAAACTTGCTTTGGTATCTAGAGAAGTTGCTATCCGCTACGATGGTAAATGGTATCCGGTTCGAATGAAGACCTCGAACTACGTTCACGAACAAGCGTCTGCACGTCTGTCTCCGATAAATTGTGAATTTGAAATCGCCAAGCCGTTACTATGTTGAACCTTTTTCTTAAGAGAGAATTAGTTGCAGGAAGTGGCAACACGATTTTCGATTTAGTTTCGGGTTATGCCAACGAGAGCATGCCCTACGCTTTGCGTTTTTCGGACTTGGAGAACATCCAAAGTCCAGTAGGGAGTTTTAGTCAGACCTTTACTATTCCCAAGACAGATAACACGCAAACGGCATTTGGACAAATAGAGCACCCTGGATACCATCCAGCCAACGACGACCAAACAAAGCAACAGACGTTGTTTTTTAAGCAAAAGTATCCTGCGGCCTTGGGTGCTTTGGTCCCTGAAATATTTGGATATGTTCAGATTAAGAACATTATACAAGTTGAGGACAGGACAGACTACGAGGTGGTTTTTTTTGCCGATGCCGTGGATTTGACCAAGGCTATTGGAGACAAACAACTTTCTGACCTCAACATTAGCAGCTACAACCACGACCTTAACACTACTAATTTTGCCTCTGCCGCATTTGGCTCTCTCTTTAGTGGGGACGTTAGGTATGGACTTATCGACAAAGGTTCCAACTATTCTATCCCTGACCGACCACCGTGGACGGAGGACGATGGTATCTACATGGGTGAGTTCACGCCTTACATTCGAGCCAAGGCACTCATCGACAAAATCTTTGCGGATGCCGGGTTGACCTACACGAGCGATTTTTTTGAGACCGCTGACTTTGCCAATATCTATATGCCCGCGTACAATGGTGCCCCGACTCCCTTTAGCGACGACCAAGGGGATAACAGGTGCGCGGCTGGATTGGCGGCAGACTACGGAGCGACATCTGGGATACAACGCGCCCCCATCGTTGACTCTATCAATGGAGGACTCGACCCTGGCAACAAGTTTAATAACACAACCAACGCTTATACAGCCCCCTATACTTGCCGCGTTGACGTTCGAGTAAACGCGCATTACCGAAAGGTTGTAAGTGCCAACTCTCACGTCTTTGTCTATCTGTACAAGAACGGCTCCCTTTTCCACACCATCGTAGATGGAGGAATAAGTTCGAGCAACACAGATAGTCGATTTGAAACTGTTGAATTTGACGCGGCATATAACGGGTTCAACAACACCTCCGGACCCAAGCGTCCTGAAATTTTTTTAGAGGATGGAGACACCTTAGAATTGAGGTACGAAATATCAAACGGCACCAACAGACTATTTGGAACCAACCCCTACACAAGCGCCACTCCGGGCGTAGGAGAGGCGTACACAACCTCCCTTGAGGTTTACAATGTCTCGGAGCCATTGAGTGGACAAGACGTAGACATGGCCGCCAATATGCCGGAAATGAAACAAATTGACTTTCTGACCTCGCTTCAGAAAATGTTCAATTTAGTATTCATACCGTCAGGCATTGACAAGGACTTTATCATTGAGCCGTGGGACGACTACTTTGCGTCTGGCGACGAGTACGATTGGAGCAATAAAGTGTTGACGGACAAAACGCGCAAGATGCGACCGACAACAGACCTCCAATTTAAAGATTACGAGTGGACCTTTAGAGAGGGCTTGGACTTCATCTCCGACGCAGTAGAACTAAGTCTAGACAGGGTCTACGGAGCTTTCCAAGTGACGGACCCAGAGAACGACTTTGCAACAGGTGAAAAAAAGGTAGAGACCGCCTTGGGCAACTATATTTTATCCTTAATTCCAGGCACCAGTATTGCCATACACAGAAGTCTTACAAGCGATGGAGGAAGGATAGAGAACCCGCTGCCGATGCTTGCCTATTGGGGTGGTATTATTGATTCTTTTGGCAATTGGTATTTGAGGCAGGACGATGGGACAACAGGCAGTCCCTCGACGGTATTCCCTTTCTTTTCTCCATACTCAGCCAACAGGCCAACACTCACAGACAACGACCTCAACTTTGGGATGGAGTCGGCCTTTGTGCCTCAAGAATGCAACCCGCTGAATACTTTATACTACAAATACTGGAGGGACTATGTGCGTGAGTTGTACTCAGAATCGTCTCGTATCCTAGAATGTGAAATTGTATTCGACAAGGTGGACTTAATTCGATGGAAATGGAACAATAAATACTTCTACAACGGAGCGTATTGGAGAGCTCTAGAACTAGATGTAGACTTGTCAAATATGTCTTTCGCAAAAGTTAAGCTTATCAAGATTACGGAATCCACGCGCGACTGTGAAGACTTGCCCACCTCTTTTGATTCTAATTTGCAAGCGGTCCTCTTCAACGGCAGCACTTCCCTCGAACCTGACTACGGCTCAAGAGAGTGTTGTATTCGATATGGTTACACTTGGCTACCTAGCAAGGCGGCCACTAGCAAGTGTATTCCCAGGACCCAACAAACTACCCCAAGCAATGAAACGACCTGAGCATATTACGAGGGCAATTGACCTATTGCAAGCCAACAAGGTCAAGAAACCTCTCCCGTGGTGGCTTGTCCCCCTCGACTACTTTTTGACGCTTGTATATCTCGCGGCTTTTGGTGCGGCTTGCACCCTCATCATATATAACGTTCTCTAATGGCTATAAGCAAACAGGAAGTCATCATCGAATTTAATGCCGACACAAAGGACGTAACCAAGAGTATCGACAGTGTAGAGAAAAGCATTGAGGGCACGTCCAAGGCGACGGCTGGGCTAACGACTCAGCTCGACAAAATGAGTGGGGGAGCAATTACTGGATTTAACAACTTTAGTTCCGGTCTCAAGTCAGGAATTGCTGGCCTTAAGTCTTTCAAGGTAGCACTTGCCGCCACGGGGATTGGCTTGCTTATTACCGCCATCGCCTCGCTTGTGTCGTACTTCCGAGATACGGAGCAGGGTGCCCAACGTTTAAGAGTTATCACGGCTACCCTTGGAACAGTCTTTGAAAAGTTTCGAGACATCCTTATCGCAGTCGGTGAGCGTCTCTTTGAAACATTCTCTAACCCTCAACAGGCCTTGCAAGATTTTGGGCAAGCACTAAGGGACAACATTATCACACGCTTTGAGGGATTGTTGACCTTTATCCCCTCAATTGGAAAAGCGATAAAGCAACTTTTTGAAAGGGACTTTGCCGGAGCCGCACAGACCGCAGCGGATGCGACAGGAAAAGTTGTATTTGGTGTGGACTCCGTGACGGAGAGCCTGACGGAGGGAGCAAAGGCAGCGGCCGATTACGCCAAAGAGACGAGAGACGCGGCAGCGGCAGCGGCTGAACTGGCACGCCAAGAGAATGACTTGAAGGTAGCAGAGAGGGAGTTCCTATCTGTACGGGCACAGACGAACAAAACCATTGCCGAAAATAGACTTTTAGTAGAAGATGAGAAACTGGCGTTTGAGGATAGGATAGGAGCACTGGACGCGGCTATTGCGGCAGAACAAAGAACGGTGGCGCAAGAGCTTGAGTTTGCCCGCCAGCGTGCCGAGATTTTGGAACGCAAAGCGGAACTGGCCAAGAGCGATGAAGCGACTATACAAGCCGTAGCTGAGGCACAGGCGCAAGTCATACAGTTGGAGACGCGCTCCCTTAGGACTCAGAAAAGACTTGAGGGTGAGAGGCAGAGTATTATTCTACAACGTGAAGCACGAGCCAAGCAAGAACAGGCTGAAGCACAAAAAGCCGTAGACGAAGCTGAGAAGGCCGCACAAGCCGAACTTGAGGCAAGGCAAAAATTGGAGGACGAGCTTTTTGCCTTATCGCTGAGTGCAAAGGAGCGCGAGGAACTGGTTGCCCAACAAAGATACGATGCAAGAATTGCCATCGCAGGAGACGACGAGGGATTGATTAAAGCGGCAACGGAGCAACTTAATGCAGACCTTGCCGCGATACAAGACAAATCCGACGGCCAAGCCGACCTAAAAAGGCAACAAGAACTTGACAAAGAAAAGGCCAACGCACAAGCCATCTCTCAGGCTCGTCTTAGCGTAGTCAAACAAACACTTGGAGCTTTGTCAGCTCTGAACGAGGCGTTTGCCGGAGAGACTGAACAGGAGCAAAAAAAAGCGTTTGAAAGACAAAAAAAAATTCAGGCGGCCCAAGCCCTTGTCTCCACCTTTGAAAGTGCCGTCCAAGCGTTTAAGAGTTTGGCAGGGATTCCCGTAGTCGGCCCGGTGTTAGGTACGGCAGCGGCATCAGCGGCAACGGCAACGGGCTTGTCTAACGTCCAACGTATAAGGCAACAATCTTTTGATGGAGGAGGCGGAGCAGCCGAGGCCACCCCAGCACCGTCTTTGACTGCGGCAGCTACACAAGCCACGGAAGTACCACAAACTCCGGAATTGGACTTGTCCTTCCTTGGAGACATCCAACAGACCCTTCCCCCGGTGCAGACATTTGTCATATCTAGCGACGTAAGCACCGCACAACAAGCGAACAAGAAAATACAAGAACAAGCAACACTATGAGAATTGTTGAATTAGTTATTGACGAGGAAGCCGAATTGTACGGCATTGATGCTATAAGTTTAGTGGACAGGCCAGCCATCGAGTTGGACTTTATTGCCCTGAAAGAACAGAAGGTACAGTTTGCCGAGGTAGACGCAGACAAAAAAATCCTTATCGGCCCAGCACTCGTGCCGGACAAACCTATCTATCGCAAAAACGGGGAGGACGAGTTCTACGTCTATTTCTCCAAGAGCACAGTACGCAAGGCGGCAGAGCTATACTTGAAGCACGGCAACCAAGCCAACCACACCCTCGAACACGAGCACAAAATCAACGGGCTCACCGTGGTGGAGTCGTGGATGGTGGAAGACAAGCAAAAGGATAAGAGCGCGGCCTACGACCTTGACGTACCTGTGGGGACGTGGATGGTGGCAGTTAAGGTTGACAACGAAGCCATCTGGCAGGAGTGGGTCAAAGAGGGCAAGGTCAAAGGGTTTTCCATTGAGGGATACTTTGTGGACAAGATGAAAAAGAACGCGGAGGATGAGATGTTGGCCGAACTTGCCAAGGCCATCGTTAAGACCGACAATCGCACCAAGACAGGAACTCGCGTAGTTATGGAGTCCTACACCGACTATCCCGACGCAGTTAAGAACAACGCCAAAAGAGGCATTGAGTTAAACGAGAAAAACGGCAACAAGTGCGCCACCCAGACGGGCAAGGTGCGGGCGCAACAACTAGCCAACGGAGAACCTGTATCTCTGGAGACCGTCAAGCGTATGGCCTCTTATCTCTCACGGGCGGCTGAATACTACGACGAGGGCGACACCTCAGCGTGTGGAACCATCTCTTATCTCCTATGGGGAGGCAAGGCCGGACTGCGCTGGGCTGAGTCCAAACTAAAAGAGGAACTCTTTGCAGAGATTCGAGCACTTTTTGCAGATGATACCCTGGTAATCGATAACCGGTTGGCTTACGATACAAAAGAGGCAGCAATAGAGGCAGCCAAGGACATTGGTTGCGACGGCTTCCACACGCATGAAGTCAAAGGTGTTACATGGTACATGCCTTGTAAAGAGCACAACTTAGCGGAGGTGGGTGAAAGAGGAGGAATCCGTGAGAGCAAGAAAGCACCGAAAAGCGACACGCCTAACAGAAACCCAAAAGGTAAGGGGACGGCTCGCGGCTCGGCCAAGGACACCCGTAGCGCAAAGGTCAGCAAGAAAGACGAGGCAACATTGAAGCAAAAGTCCGACGACTTCAACGAACGCTACAAAGACAAACTCGGCTATGGGACGACGGTGGGTATGTTGAAGGCGGTTTTTCAGCGAGGACTTGGGGCGTTCAACGTCAGCCACTCGCCAAAAATCAAGAGTCCGAGTGCTTGGGCTTTTGCTCGTGTCAACGCCTTTCTGTACCTCGTAAAAAACGGCAGACCCCAGAACAAGAAATACACGGGAGACTTTGACCTATTACCCAAGGGACACCCGAAATCGAATAAAAAATAAAGGCAAACTTCAGGATTGAGGCTAGTTAAAACTTATACAAACAAACGCGACCTTATGGATATTAAACAACGAGTTCAAGACGTTTTCAATAAATTCAATGTTGCTCTCGAAGTCGAGGAAAAAATTGCCGTAGATATGGCCGAACAAACCTTAGAGAATGGCACCGTAGTCTATACAGATTCTGAAAGCTTTTTAGAGGGAGCCGAAGTGTATATTATAAACGATGAGGGCGAACGTATCCCTATGCCTCCTGGAGATTATGAGCTTGAAGATGGCTCAGTAATGTCAATAGGAGAGGGGGGTGCCATCACTAAAATAGAAAAAACCGACGGCAAGGAGAGAGACAACGAGAAGGCCCCAAAAGGAGTAGATACCACAAAACCAACTAGGAAAAGACCCGAAGAAAACATACCTCCGGGTAGCAAACTACCAAAAGACCAAGATAACGGGGGGAAGAAAGGAAATGCAAAGAAGTTCGAAACTGAAGAGCAAAAAATGAAAACCCAATTGAACAAAGAGGACGTTTTAGCAGTCCTCAACGAGCGTTTCCCCGACTTGGGAGAGGAGCTTTCTTTAGCTATTGCCTCGGCTGTGGCTGAAGTTTACTCAGAATCTGAAGTAGAAGCCGAAAAAGAAAAGGACAAAGACAAGGAAATGACATACGAGGAAAAGGAGGAGATGAAGACCGAAGAGGTAGCCGAGGAGGTTACTGAGGAAGTCGCAGAGGAAGTAGAAGTCGAGGTAGAGGTAGAGATGAGCGAGGACAAGCCCGAAAAGACGGAGCTAGAATCACTCAAGGAAGCCCTTGCCCAGACCAACGCTAAGTTGGAGGAGTTGCAAAAGTTCGCGGCACAGCCGGGACTCAAGCACAAAGCCCCCACACCCAAGGTAGAAAAGCTCGACCTTGCCAACATGACAATCGAGGAGCGCGTCCGCGCTCTTGCAAATCAACTTTCTAAATAAGCTAAAATGGCTGTTGTAGATTTTACAAACACGAACTACGAAGGGACGGCCGCTGTTCCCTTTGTGGCTCCCGCAATTTTGAGCGCAGATACCATCGCGAACGGGTACTGCACAGTTCTTGACAACGTTCGCTACAAGACTAACCTCCGCAAGGTTTCAGGCGGAACCGTGGAAGGCCGCACTTGCGGATTTGCAGCGAACGGTTCTCTGTCCGTTGACGACGTGCAACTGGTGCTTACCGAGTTGCAGGTAAACGAGGAAATCTGTAACCACGAGCTTGCCCGCACTTGGGCGGCTGAGCAGATGCGCGGCAACTACGCTGGCGTTCCCGGTGATTATGAGCAGTACCTTGCTCAGTACGTTGCTTCTCGCGTTGCTGAGGACATCGAGAAAAATATTTGGCAGGGCAAGTACGACCACACCGATGGCTCTACTTCAGGCACAGGCGTGCCTGTCTTGTTTGATTCTATCATGAGCGCATACGTCGCTGGTGCAGGTACAAACGAGACGTTGTTGGATGGTGCCTTTACTGCGGCAACCCCTGGGTCCGGTACGGATACAGGTATCGCAACTCAGTTGGCCGCTTTGGTTGCAGACTTGCCAGACGCTTTGATTGGCGACGCAAATACCAAGATTTACATGAGCCGGAAGTCTTTCCAATTGTACTTCCAATTCTTGGCCGCTGACCAAAACAACCCGGTTTTGGCAACTCAGATGGCTAAATTTTACCTCGGCTACGAAATTATTTGCCCCGCTGGATTCCCTGACGACACGTTGTTGGCATCTCGCGTGGACAACTTGTACTTTGGAACCAACGTATTGACCGACCACGTTGAAGCTCGCTTCATCGACCTCCGCAACACAACCGGAGCTGACCTCACTCGCATCCTCATGATGTTCGACGGAGGTACTCAGATTGTGGACGAGGCATCTATGGCCTGCGTCCGTCGCTCCAACTAATATCTAACCGAGAGAAGGGGGGAGCTAGTCTCCCCCTGTATCTCCCTAAACGCAAAAAATATGGCTTGTTCATCTACACTCGCAGGACGCGGGTTGAATTGTAAGGATGCCCTCGGTGGCATTCGCAAGATTTTTCTTGTAAATTTTGCGGAAGGTATGTGGGCGGATATTTCCACAGGTGCAGTAGCGGGTTTAGCCACAGGAGTTGCGGCAACCGCTATGAAAACCTACGACATGACAAAGGCCACGGGCTCGTTGACTCAAACCGTAACCTCTGACATCGTTGCTGGCACAGTAATTTTTGACCAAGTGGTCTCTGTTCAATTCAACAAGCTTGAAGCGGCAGACATCACAGAACTCCAAAACCTTGCCAAGGGGCGCTTTGCTTGCGTCGTGCGGGACAACAACGACAACTTTTTTGTGGTCGGTCACCAATTCGGTTGCGAGGTTACTGGCGGAACAGTTATTACAGGTCAAGCACTGGGCGACAATAGCGGGTTCACTTTGGAACTCAGCGCACAAGACATTGCGCCTGCACCGTTCTTGGATATGACAGACGTTACTACTCCGGCAGACTCCGACCTTACTTTTGATGCCGCTCCAGCGTAAGACTAACGAAATACCGGGCCAACCTTAAGGCCGTTATTGTTACAAGGGGGGGGAGGGCGTTTGCTCTCCCCTTTTATTTTATCAAATGATTCACCTCATACCAAACACCTCTGAGCAATTTGGATACATCACGCCCTTTGAGGCGCGAAAGTTCCTCTCCGCCTTTACGCACTACCTTATGGTATTTGAGAGTCAGGCGACCCACAACACGTTTGCCTGTGTGTTAGACGTTACCGTGGACAACGAGAGGTACACCAAATTTGCCATTGGAACGCATAATAATGAACCAGGCAGCGGACAAATTCTAATTACGCAGTCCGGGTTGTACACCTACTCCGTATATGGTCAAAACTCATCAACAAACACCGACCCACAAGACGCTACCGTGGTGGGTTTGTGCGAGGTAGGTACGGCTAAATTCAAGGATGCTCCTGCCTGGACTATACCTACGGTCGACATCCCTGACAATGTGATATATTACCAGTAATGGAACTACTCAAGTTAAAAGAATATCAAGAACGCTCCTACGCAGAGCGTCCTAGCAACCAAGGATGGGTAACTTATGGGGACGACAATCTGTTTCCTCAGTACCTCATTGACCTCTACAAGTCGAGTGCTACACACAACGCGCTCTGCACCTCTATTGCGTACATGATTTTTGGCGATGGGGTGCAAGCTGACACCCTAGAGGCAAGACTTAAGATGGAGGAGTGGGGCTTGCAAGACGAAGTTCGGAAGGCGTGCTTAGACCTGAAGATACAGGGCGGCTTTGCTTTGGAGGTGGTGTACTCTATTGACAGGAAGACCATCTCAAAAGTGCGGCATTGCCCCTTTGAGAATGTCCGTAGTGCTGAGGTAAACGACGACGAGCAAGTAGAGTTCTACTACTACTCGAAAGACTGGAGCGACAAGCGTGAGGACCCGCAAATTGTATCCGCTTTCAACCCTGAAACGTCGGTGGAGTTTCCTGTTCAGATTCTGTACGTGAAGCCCTTCTCACCCGGTTCGTACTACTACCCCAAGCCCGACTACATTGGGTCTATTGATTACATCGAGCTTGACAAAGAGATTGGTAAATACCATATCAACAATATCAAGAACGGTCTTGCTCCGTCCTTTACTATCCATTTCAAAAACGGGGTGCCAGCACAGGAGGAGCGCAGACGTATCCGCAACGACATCGAGAGACAGTTGGCAGGGGCTACAAATGCCGGAAAGTTCATCGTTACCTACTCCGACTCTCCCGATAGAAAGCCCGACTTCGAGCCGTTCCCTTTGAGCGATGCAGACAAGCAATACCAATTCTTAAGCGAGGAGGTAGTGGCCAAGATTATGGTGGGACACCGCGTGACCTCTCCGATGATGTTTGGCGTTATGGTGCCGGGCAAGCTGGGAGGTGGGCTTGAACTTAAGACGGCAGAGGAAATCTTTGCTCAAGAGGTTATCGACCCTTACCAAATGATTGTAACCGAGGCATTGGTTAGCATATTCAACGCGGCAGGGACACCCGCGTCCGTTACTCTGTACAAGCCCGAAGCGGAGGAGGCCAACGTGGACATCTCATATACGGGGGTTCAAATCTCAAGTGCCGTGGACATCATTGCCAAGGTTGGCACGGGAGAATTGACGCGCCCACAAGCCGTTCAACTTCTCGTTGCGATGCTTGGCTTTGACAGAGACACGGCCAACCGTATGTTCGACACGTCGGCAGAGGCGACAGAACTCAGCGAGGACATCCCAACAGCCAAGGGTGAAGTAGCAGACTTTCTTATCGAAATGGGTGAGGAGATGGACGACGACTGGGAGTTGATTGACGCTCGTCGCGTTGACTACGACGAGGAGGAGAAGATGAACGCTATGTGGAACTTTGCCAAAGTACCGAGCGGCAAACCACAAGCCAAGAGCGAGCAAGACAACGAACTAATAAAGGTAAGATATGCCTATATGCCCAAAGTAACGGGCAAAAATGGCAACCCTTCGAGAGAGTTTTGTCAACGTATGGTCAACGCGGGCGATAGGGTATGGAGAAAGGAGGATATTGACGCGGCTTCTCAGCGTGCCGTCAACCCCGGATGGGGGCCAAACGGAGCCGACACCTACGACTTGTGGCTCTACAAGGGTGGGGGCAGTTGCCAACACTTTTGGGAGCGTCGCACCTACCTACGCAAGAACAATAACAAGATAAGCGCAAACCGCGCTCGTAAGATTCTACGAGAGGCAGGGCTTGACCCATTGCCTAAGAACGACCCACGAGTTGCCAAGCGTCCCCGCGATATGCAGAACCGTGGATTTTTAAAACCTAAAAACTGGACAACACCTAAGTAATGGCACTAAGCGCAGAAGTTCTCTTTGTCAATCCGGACTATATGAAGCGTCTGACCCAGCTCAACGGAGGGGTGGAAGATGCGGTTATGGTTCCGCCTATCATTTTGGCACAGGACAAATACATTCAACAATACCTCGGCACCGACCTCCTTGAAAAGCTCAAGTCCGACATCGCTGGTAGTGGTGTGACAGGCGACTACGAGACCCTCTTGGACAAGTACGTCAGAAAGGCGACGGTGTGGTGGGCTATGGTGGAGATGTTGCCCAACCTGTACGTCAAACTCGACAATGGAGGGTTGGTCATTCGCACGGCAGAGAACACCTCAGCTATAAGCGAGGCCGACCTACACCGAGAAATAGAAAACGCACGACAGAACGCACAGTTTTACACAACAAGACTCGTCGAGTATTTGTTGCAGAACTCTTCACTCTTTCCTGAGTACAAGAGCAACACGTCCAACGATATGTCTCCCGAGACTCAGGTGTATTACCAAAATGGCATGACCATATCGGGAGGTTACGACAGGGTCGACCCTGACTTGGCTCGCAAAATCTTTTACGATTGAACCGGAAACAACATATCATCCTCCTCAAAAATTGGCTCGATGCAAAAAGCCCTACTATTTCTCCTTCTCCTCCCGAAACTGGTTCTGTCGCAAGAGTGCCTTGTACACGAGGTGCAGGCGATGGGGCTACAAAAAAGCCGTAACCTAAGAACATACTTGCAACAAACCGTCCCCGTGGTGTTTCATATCGTCCACGACGGAGGTCAATCCAACGTATCCGAAGCTCAAATCGTCTCTCAAGTTCAAGTCCTAAACGCAGAGTTCGAGGAGAGCGCGATTAGTTTCTGTTTGGCCGCAAGAGACCCCGAAGGCAACCCCACAACAGGCATCACACGCACCAATGGAGCAACCATTTGGAGCGAATACGCAACCGACGGGATAAGCAACGGAACCGATGGGAGCGTGGGAGTAAATGAGGGTTTTGTAAAACAGACGGCAGGGTGTTGGAATCCCGACGAATACTGCAATATCTACATTGTGCCAGAGATTAACGGCAACGACGGCTTGGGTGGGGCGCAAGGATTCGCTTACCTAGGCCCAACAAACGATTGCAGAGATGGCATCGTAACGCTTTACAATGCGACAGGGACGACGGGTGTACTGAAGCCGGGGCGCACCCTTGGACTGACTCTCGTACACGAGATGGGGCACTACCTCTCTTTGTTTCATACGTTTCAAAATACGGTCATTTGCAACGATGAGTGGAATTGCGAGGTGCAGGGAGACAGGGTTTGCGATACTCCCGTAACGTTGGCAAATTACAACTGCACAAATGAGAGTTGTCCCGACGCTTTGTTGGACAACTTCATGGACTACACAGCAGAGGATTGTCGTGAGAGCTTTACCGAGGGTCAGTCGGCACGGATGCACCAATGCCTTGAGGAACAAAGACCAGCCCTTGCCACAAGTTTGGCGTGTGCGCCCGTAGTCGATTACGACGCGGGTATCGGTGAGGCCGTGTATTTTGAGGAGTGGTGTACACCGAGCCAAGACATTTGGGTGGACGTACTTAACCAAGGGACGCAAACCTTGGGATGGGTGGAGGTGCGCCTATTCAGCAACGGACAAGAATACCTTGAGGTGTTGTTGGATATGCCTGTGGGCACGCAGAGCGTACTCTTTGAGGACGTAAGTGTGGAGGGTGCTCAGATGTTCGAGGTTCAGGTTTTGGCTCAAGACGAGCAGTACCCCGACAACAACTACGTCTCCTTCCCTTTGGACTATGTGGTGGGCGACGTGGTGGACATCACCTTCAACGCGCACAATGGAGCGTACCTCCTGTCTTGGTCTTTGCTTAACGAAGCGGGCGAGGTCTTGATTGGAGACCAAAACTACCCTCCCACAGAACAGTTGTACGAGTACGAGGCGTGCGTAGCTGACGGGTGCTACGAGGTACAGATAGACGACCTCTTGGGGAATGGTATGTGCTGGCTCGATTGGGACGACGACGGAGAGTGTAACCTAGGGGGGGGGTCTTTTCTTGCCACCCTAAACGGAGACACCGTGGTATGGACGGGTGAGGGGACTGTCTTTGACTCTTTCTCCCAAGAGTTTTGCAATGCTCTTGGGCAGTGCCCCTTGGATTACGACGGCAATGGCACAATAGGCAACGGGGACATCTTGGTTATGATGAGCTACTACGGACAAACCAACCCTCCCATCGACCCCAACAACGACGGGGTGGTCAGCGTCCAAGACCTTTTGTATATGCTTTGGAACGTAGGGGACTGCCCCGTGGAGTTGGACTTCTCTCCCGGAACGTACATTGATTACGTTGTGGAGGCAAGTGTGTTGCCTCTGGGCAAGCCACGTATCTACGACATCTGTGGACGACAGGTAGAGCGACCCTTCGACCAGCTACCGACAGGGGTGTACATCCTCAAGTGGAAGCATATCACTCGCAAGGTCTTTGTGCAATGAGGTGGCTTTTGCTCTTTGTCCCCTTTTTGTCTTGGGGTCAATGCGACCTTGAGATTGTAGGTTTCAATCCTATATCTACGGATATGACCCTTGCCGTAAATGGTGGGGCGTGTATGACAGATGCTGACAGTGTTGGAGAGTTCCTCTTGGGGTTGACGTTTACCCAGCCAATACCCAACATCTCTGACAACTACCCTTGCTTCTATCCTGACGGGTGGGCCAAGCTAATATTCCCTCTAGACTTCCCCGGCTTCGACATTGGAGAGGGCGACGACAACATCTTGCAGACGGGGGATACTGTCACGTTCAACTTACTCGAAACCCCGTGGGCGGGGTCTGGTACGGCTGACTGTTGGATAGAGATTTTCCAAGACGCGGCTTATTTTGAGGAGTGCGTTATCGTAGCCGTATATCAAGTCAACGATAGCCCCGACCTTGGGGACGACGACCTCTGGAACTCGTGGATAGAGTGGAGCCTAAACGGAGCGTGCGACCCTCCACCGCCTCCATTGGTGCAGGGGTGTACAGATATGTTCGCCTTCAACTACAACTCGGAGGCCACCGACGACGACGGGACGTGTGTATATCAAGGTTGTCTTGACCCCGACGCTCTGAACTACTGCGAGGAATGTTCTATCGAGGGAGAATGCAACTACGCACCCGACGAAGGGGAGGAATGCTTCGACCCACAAATCTATTGCCCCAACACCTTCACCCCAAACGGGGATATGGTCAACGAGTATTGGCAACCCGTAACCCGTGAGGAGTGCTGGTGGAGGTGGGAGTGCTCTATCTACAACCGATGGGGGACGCTTGTGTGGAGGAGCTACGACCCCTCCGACAGGTGGCTTGGCAACCGCCTTGGATACTTCGTCCCCGACGGTGTTTACGTCTGGCATATTCAAGCGACAACATTTCGTTCAACAAAGGCCGTAGATATTTACGGCCATATCACTATATTCCGATGAATCCTGACCTACTCATGACATTGCTTCCCTCCCTTACTGCCGCAATTGGTGTATGGGTATCCCTCAATCAAGAGGTGGCAAAGCTCAAGGGGCGGGTGTTTAGGTTGGAATCTGACCAGAGCGAACTAAAGGGAATGCTTAAAGAGTGCGTCGAAGGTATCCACGAGCTTAAGGTACTACTAGCCAAAAAGGGTTTTTAATGTACAAGTGGTTCAAGCTGTCAGAATTCGACTCCCCCGACAGACCCGGCTCCGGTGAGCTTATGGAACACGAAGTTGTCCAACGCCTCGACATCGCGCGGGACATCTACGGCTTTCCTATGGTTATAACTTCGGGTTTTCGGACGGTGGAGTACAATCGCTCTTTGATTGAGCAGGGCGTTCCCGCCTCGCCTAAGTCCTCGCATCTCTTGGGGCTGGCGGCTGACATAGCCGTGCCCAACGCCTCACGTCGTTTTCTTATGGTTGAAGCTCTCTTGGATGCTGGCTTTCACAGGATAGGGTTAGGGGAGGACTTCATCCACGTTGACCTTGACCCTAACAAGCCCGCAAATAGTTTGTGGGTCTATTAAACGCTCATGATTTTACAACGTAAAGCCCGCACCCTTCACACCGTCGATTGCAACGTCGGCAAGCGTGGTGGGGTTCAAGACTTCCTATTTATTTCCGACATCCACTACGACGCGATAAAGTGCGACAGAGAACGCCTTCACCGACACCTCGCAGAGGCCCAAGAGCTCGGTGCGGGGGTGTTCATCTTTGGAGACTTGTTCGACCTTATGCAAGGACGGTTCGACCCTCGTGGCAACTACTCCGAACTTCGACCGGAGTACAAGTCCTGCATCTATGTGGACGAGGTTATCCAAGACGTAGGCGAGAAGCTAACCAAGTACGCGAATGTCATCAAGTTTATCTCTAAGGGAAACCACGAAACCAACATTGAAAAGAGGATGATGGTCTCACCCATTGACAGGGTTGCTCAAATCATCAATGGGGCAGGGGGACACGTCGAGGTTGGGGGGTACGCTGGTTGGCTCGTCGTTCAAGCTAACAGAAATGGAGGAGCAAAACAAAGATTTAACGTACACTATCATCACGGGTACGGAGGGGGAGCCAAGCGTTCCAAAGGTATCTTGGGAGCTGACATCGACCAAAAGGACTTTCCGGATGCAGATTTTATCGTGCGAGGCCACGACCATCAAAAATGGCACCTACCCGTCACAGTGGACAGGATAACGCAGAGACTAAGATTAGAACAAAGAACAGTCCACCACTTGCGCCTTGGCTCATATAAGAAACTAGGAGATAGGTACGCAGGGTGGGCAGTTGAAAAGAACTTCTCTACGCCTCGCCTTGGCGGATGGTGGGCAAGACTGAGAGAACGCAAAGACCAATATATATGGGAGATAAGGGAAGCAACGTAAACCCGTGGTTGGGTCTTATCTCGGCTCTAGACATCACTCAAATCTTCAAGACCAAGGGCAACCTTCGTCGATGGTCAGCAAAGAGAAGCATTGGAGGCGCAATTGTTATCGAGGCCCTTTGGCAAATTCACGAGTTTGGCTTATCTTGGGAGGGCATCGTACTATGTGGAGTCGGCATAGCTCCACTGTGCCTCAGTTTTTTTGAGAGACAGGTATAGTGTTTCATTCATCTAGTTTAAAGCCCTCGAAACGTCGGGGGCTTTTTTCTTGCCTACAACCCGCGTGAACACTAGGCACACAAAA